CCAAGGAAATGATTTATTATAATTGAAAGGAATCGTTCGTAACATGTGGAAAGATTGTTGGCAGCACTACCGCGAAGGTTGACGTCGTTTATTCCGCAAAGAATAAACCCTCCTTCTGTATTGTCTTCTCCCGGAAGATTTTCAAGTGATTCATGCAATGAGGTTTGATACCCGGTGCCTATGTCGGCGTAGTTTGAAAGAGTTCTCCCCGTCATTACGTCCAATGCCTTCTGGAGCCACATATTACTTAGTGTCGGAGCGGTTGCGCCCAACCCTGGGTTTGTATAACTATCACCAAGAGCATAAACATTATTGAAGCCTGTGAAACTTACCGCATCGTCTATGGCTATTGTCGGCTTAATGCCGGCAACTTTTATTGGTTGCGAGTTAACAAACAACGAAATAAAGACTAACAGTATTGTGAATAAACTTTTCAATTTACTACTGGGTTTAAGATTACAAAATTAGTTCCATCATAAACAAGCCAACAAAACATAAGCGAAAGTATATCTCCTGTGGCCGGAGTGGTTGATACCCGTTTAACTATTGTTTTTGCACCAAGACCGTTAACATTAATACTGCAACCGGTGGTGTTTGCTGTATTAGCCCTAAACACAATCATCATTCCTTGCGTGTAGGATGCCGGGACAGGACTTGCCGTAATAGAGTAACTATCATTTGCTCCGGCGTCCAGGCCGAAATAAAAAGTTGACTTGTTATTAAGTGCCGTTTGTGTTGCAGAGCTTACTGGTTTATTGGCGTCAGAAGTATTATCAGCGTTCGATAATCCGACTTGCGATTTCGTGAGTCCGGTGAGAGAACCTCCGTTGCCGTTAGCAGACAATTTACCGTCAATGGTTGTTTGTAAATCAGTAACCTCTCCTATAGGATGGTTGTGGCCAGAAGGCGCAAACGTAGACGGTTTATTTTGAAGGTCGTTCCAATCCGTGGTTACATTCCCGGCCCCTATAAGAGAAGTTCCATTAACGGTTTTTAAATCCATCCAACTAAACAGTGAACCATTTGACCCCATTACTTTTCCGGTTTGGCCCGAAGCTGCTGGAGCCCACTTTGTAAGTTGCGTGTACACTCCGGTGGACGGATTGAAACTAAATAAGGTGTCGTTCTTTACAACCAGACTTGAAAGCTGCGACGCAGCCACCAAACTTATAAAAAACAATAGTAATATGGTTGTTATTCTTTTCATGTTAATTGTTTGCAATTACAATCCAATTAGAACCGTTACTTTGCACCGTCACGTATTTGTACTGACTAGCCAAACTATATGTGGTGCTCCCGTCAATTGTTTGGGAAGATGTGGTTGCCACCGTTGCACTTCCAGAAGCGGTTAGCTTAATAGTATAACAACGACCTGTAATGCTTGCTGCTGTTGGAAGGGTTATGGTTTGGCCAGTGGCCGTTACTTCAACCACTCCGTGTGTAATATCCAGGGTTATACCGGTGGCTGTCCCGGTGTACTTCTGCGCAAAAGAACCTCCGGTCTGTAAAGTAGAGGTTGGGGCGGTGGAAACGCTTCCTATGTACAATCTTGAAGCAGCTTGTAAATACTGTGTTGATGTTACTCTTAAGGCTTCTACGTTATTTGTGCTACCGCCAAATTCTCTTGTGTAAAAGCTAAGCACACCACCGTAGTCGCCGTCCGTAACGTTTTCTTTACCACCAAAAATATTTGCCATTGAAGTGTACGTACCACCGGCGTTATACTTACCGCGAAACATAATTCCAGCTCCGGCTCCAGAATTATAAGCAGCTGTACTTTGTAACGCTACAAGACCAACGCTATTTATATCTCCAACACCAGCTGACTGAATATGCAACCCGTAGGAAGGCGTTAACCCAACGCCTAACCTTGTATTCGTAACATCGAAAAATAAATTTGCAGATTGCGAAACCTGATTGCTTGAATTTTCAAACAATATTCTTCCAGAAGTTCCACTGGTAATGGCTGTTGAATTAATAGTTAAACCACTTCCTCCGGCAGCATTTAATGTTGTTCCAGAGAATGAAAGATTTGTTCCTAATGTTATCGCACCGATATTTCCTGTTGCGCCACGACCAAATAATTGCGATGCCGAAAATGAAATCTCTGATAAATCTCCAGAAGAAGTTGAAACCCGGCCAAGAATACTGTTCGCCCCAACGTTCTGCATCTTTGCGTATGTAACAGCATCGTTGGCTATTGTGGCAACAGAACTTCCAGGCCCAGTGGCTGTAACATCCCCGGTGAGCGCAGTAATTCCGGTGTTGGATTCACTTTGAAGGAACCAATAATTTGTTCCATCGTAGTGTGACAACGAAAGTGAACTCTTATTGGTTGGTATGCTGGCCGTTGCTGCTGAAAGATAATTTACGAACGCATTAGAAGGCAACGTTAATGTTATTGCGCCCCCTGAAGTATTATCGAACTGAAATAATGTTATGTCCCCCGTTGAAAGATTTGAAAACGCCAGAGTTCTTCCTCCGCTGCTTGTAAAGGTAATTTTATGCTGCCCGCCGGAGTTCTGGTTATGTGTTATGGTTCCGGTAGGGTTAGCCGAAGATTGTAAGGCAAACAATCTCTTGTGTTGGTTGACCGTCAACAACCCAGGGAACGTTCCATCTGCGTCTTGCATATACAATGTTGTTCCTGAGATATTCGCGCCGTTAGCGTCTTCTGTTCCACCATTTATTGTTCCGATTGTTGTTACACCTCCACCGGCTGCTGCTGTTTTTCTAAACACTCTTCCAAAAGTCGGGGAAGCAATTGCTGTATCTACAACCAGGCCAACCATCCCGGCTCCAGAGTTATACGTAACAGTTGAGAAATACAATCCGGTTGTTGCTTCAAGAGATATTTTTTTATTTGATATAATGGCAAGGTTTGGATCAACACCATCATTGTGCAATATTTGTGTAAATAATCCAGAAGAATTAGCTTCTAATCTGTATTTAAAAGAAAGGGCTGTGTTGTCAATAGTTAAAAAAGAATAAGTGCTTCCTCCATTAGAGTATAATTGTATTTGACCAACAGAGTTAACTTGAGTGCTGCCATTTTGGACAATCACATTATCATTTCCATTTGGACTAAATAATTTTACCTGTGATCCATCAACCAAAAACCGTTGTGATCCGTCAGCTTTGTTATAAAGGGTAAAAGAACCCCCTGTAGAAAATCTAACCAACATTTCAAAGTATGTTAATGAATCCCATTGAATTCCTTGGTTCACGTTACTAAACCTTAAGGCCGAACCGGAAGTGTTCCTTGAGTCTGTTCTTGCAAATAACGAACTCGTAATTGTTATCGTTTTTCCAGAGGCAGAAGTTGTTGTTCCGCCAGCTCCAGTAACAGTCAATATATCGTTCGGAATCGTGCTAGTCGCCGTACCACTTTGTGATTGTACGACACCCCATCCATTACTTGTTGTTCCACCGCCTTGTATGATACCACCTTGTAATTGTATCCAATCAATGTAGAACCCGCTAGCGTTGCTACCAGCCAAAAGAATTTTAAATCCTGATATAGCGTCTTGTGACGGAGTAAATGAAGACATCGGAATTGTTATTGTTTGATAGCTTCCTGTAACGGTGCGTGAATACCCGAAAGAACCATTAACAATAGACAATACATTAGTAACATTTACACCCCCACTTTGAAATGATACTTGAAGTTGTGCAGACTGCGCAAACGTAGCCTTCAAACGGATATAAAACTTTAGTGTTGTGAAAGAGGAAAAAGACACAGGACTTCCATTTGTAAATGTTATACTTTGCCCGTTTGAAAAAGAACCAACATCAACCGACCTTGTTAAATGAAACGGATTGGTTGTGTTAGTAAAATTTGCCGTAACTCCACTTGCCGAACCTGTCCATTCTGTGTTTTCGTCCCATATGGTTGTCGTACTTAAACCAGATGGAGTTGTTGCTCCTGCCGCTACGCTTATAAATGTTAAAGCAATCTGATCGCTTGTTACTTGTGGGTCGGCAGGACTTGCCGCAGCGGTTCCGGTTATCTTTATAACCCCGGTAGCGTCCAACGCAATCGCATCTCTTCGTGGATTGCTTGGATCAGAAGCGTTAAGAGTTATTTGAGTTTGGGTGCTTGTATATCTAATTCCGTTGATTCTGTATATTGCTGGACTTACATCAAACACTAACCCGGTGCCAGAGTACGTGACCAAGCCTCCAGATATTTTACCGTCGGGTTCATCGAATATTTTTAACGCCGTATGAACACCATTTTTAACCATAAACAAAGTGTCTTGGTTAAGGCCTGGCGAGGTGTACATAAGTTGTACCCACTTGTTGGTTGTATCTATTGGAGTTGATACAGGAGTTTGCCAGTATGTGCCATTGCCATAGTAAAATACCCCAGACTTTATTGCCACGCCACTTTTACTGTAGATGGTGTCGTTTGGAACCCGCATAACTTTTGTTGCCCACACACGCGGGTACTGCAATCCGTATATGCCAGGATATTTCACATAGTAAGCGGTGTCGTCTTGTTGTGAAAAAACGTTTCCAACAATCAACAACATTAATATAGTAAGTAGTTTTTTCATTTTAATAGCTTCTGTATAGGAATAAAAATCTTTCAGTTGTTTCTGGGTTTACCGGAGTTCCCAATGTAATTACGACATCGTTCCACGTGTACTCTGCCGAAGCAGGTGCCGAAGAAACCTTATGCAAGGGGCTATTCTCCCGAATAACCAATAACAATTTGTTTCCAACTAACACGGGAACAGAAAGCGTGCTCCCTTCGCTTCCATTAGTAATATATACGGTATCATATACAAGTTTCATGTCTTCTGTGTTTAAAACGTCATCGGTCGGTATTGCGCAAACATCTTTGTTCCAAGGAACGGTGATTGTAAAGTCTATGCTGGCTCCAGCCACAAGATCATCGAAGGCCTCTCTTAATAATTCAACACCACTTCCGGTACCAACTTTCCAATCCGTATAACCATTGTAGTCAAACGAAGCCAATAAGTCCATTGCCACACTAGCCATATCACTTTGCACGTCCAACTCATTTTCCTTCGCGTTCTGGCTCACATTCACCAAGTCCAACAACCACAAACGAAACCCTATTGTGAAACTTTTCGCCGCAACATCTATTGTACCCGGAGTGTCCTGTAAAAATGCCGAAGCATATCTTGTTGTCTTATCAGTTAAGAAGTCCGTCGGTACTCCGAAGTAAAAGTTTCTTATCTGCTTGTGAGCAAGAGCTATTGTCTTTATCCTTTTTATTATTTGGTTTAGCGTGAGCACTTTGTTTCCTTAAATATATTTTGAGTTTGCGTTCATTCTTTTTCATAATTAATCACAACAATTTGGTTTATTGCCCTGATATTTTTCTTCGTAAGATTTATAACCTTCACATGCGTCGCCAAGATACACTGGCATTGTGAATGTTTTGTTCTCCGGGTTGATTGTATCTACGCCGTTACCTGGATTCAAATATTCCGGAAACGATGTTGCTGCGTTTTGTTTAAGATATAATCTTAAACGATTCCCGTAGAATTCTGCACGTTGTTTGTACTTGTTCTGCAATGAAATCAATTCATCGAAAGAAGGCAGCTCCGTATCGTCCCCAAGTTTTCTCACCACGCCTTTATTCCAGAACTGATAAGCAATGGTGGTAGGAAGTTCTGCAAGAGTGTAATAAATTAATGTGTCAACAACGTAATTATCAACAAGAGTCTTGTACACACCTGTTAGACCGGCTCCGTTAATGTCGGAAAGAAGTTTGTCGTACAACGCGCTTCCCAATATAGGGTGAATGTACATGTCTTGCGCAGCTTTAATGTCAGGGTAAATTAACTTTGGGTCAATATTGCCGTGAATTGAAGTGCGCTCTTTGATTATTGTGTCCGATATGATAAGTATGTTCAGGCTCATTTCTTATTCTTTTTAATTACAACATGGCTTTCCCAACGATGACGGCACGACGGACTGTGTTCTCCATCCGGCTTCGTCCACCAACCACCACGGCGTTCCCACACAGAGTAACCCAATCGTTCACTTATATTCTCTATCTCGAATCTCGTGTACAATCTGTCCAACGCCATCATCTTTGCGCAGAATGGACGGTTGCGGTCATCTTTTGGCCCTTCGTACGAATACTTAACCAATATCTCTGTGGTTGAAAGTTCCGTGTCGTCAGGAACAATCTGTGATAATGGTTTTGTCAATGTTCTTTCAATCGTCTCTCCTTCCTTTGTGGTCTTAAGTATTTTACTTTTAACCAACTTGGCTATCTTGGCTGTTACATACTCTGGTGTTGTCTTCAAGGTCTTGGCTATTACTTCAGGGGTGATCTTAGGGTCTTTACTTATTAAATCCAGTATCTCTCCTTCAGAGATTGTGATTGAGGTCTTGAAGGCTAAGCGGTAGAATTCATTCTCTTCCACCAGAACGTCCGCATCGTATTTCAACTTCTTACTCTTGATGATATGAAAATCACTTTTTAAATCCCCGCATGCCGCAAACATGGCCAACACTTTGGCTTCTGTTTCTTCTTCAAACTTCTGCATCATGCCGGTTTCATCTTCTTCTGAAATACCCAAAACGCTTTTAACTTCTTCATCAGATAATCCTAACCCTGCCTTTAACAATGTTGTTGCCGCTTCTTTAGTTAATTGCCCTTTTCCGTATTGACGGATAATTCTTAAAAGTTGCTGATGCTGTTTGGTTGTAAGGTTTTTTACACTTTCATTAACGGCAACTTGTTCCTGTGGTGCCACAGCCGTTTGTCCCGGAAGGGTTACTCCGGGTTGTGCCACAGCAGGAGTGCGATATTCGGCCGGAACGCCCAATTTATCCAATACGAACTCAGAAGGCAGTTTCTCAATGAAATCTTTTATATCAAATATTATTCCCACTGGATCAAGTTGTGTAAATTTATAATCCGATCCAACACCCATCAACCCGCCGAAATAATTTACAATCTCCAAGAGATCGTCTTGTTTAGGTTTTGCATAAGTGTTGATGAAGATTTCATAAGCAATGCGAAGCTCTGTTGTTCCACCAAGTTGCCCTTCTGTTTTTACACCAAACAACATGGGACTCACAATCTGATGTCCGGTAAATATTTGTTGCTCTGTGGTTTTATTAAGAATTTCAAATTGCTTGTCAAGCTCGTTAAAAGATAGATCAGATACATCCACCGATTTATCTTTATTTGTATTGAACACCAGTATAAACCTTCCGGCGTTCTCGCTTCCTGCAAATTTATTCGACCAACGACGCTCGATATCCTTCTTCTTGTCTTCCGGAGGATCACCGGTATAAAACTGCACCATCTTGCTTGGCATCATGCCGTTGCGAAGAGATGACAAGTGAAATTTACTTATTTCAATGTCAATATCAATATAGTTTGCGCTTGCCACATATTCCGGTAATGGATAAGCGTCACAACCGGGCGAATATTCATTGTAAGCAAACACCTGAGTTGCTCCGTTCTCTGGGGCAACACCAGTAAACTCTTCATAATGAACAGGCTTCTCTTTATTATCAGGACGACCATGTTCGTTGAACCACTTCTCCTTATACCAGAACCCGCCAGTCTTCTTAGCTATTACTTTTCCAGTGGCGTCCTTCTCAAATATTGTCTTTCCGGTGCGGAACTTACTAAAGTCGTCGTGTATGATATCTTTTATCTTACCCAATGCGTCCCAACGTATGAACCAACGGAATCCTCCGTATATTTCAATATCCTTGCAACTCTTCTTTAATAGGCCAACCATTGTGTCGTCGCCATTAACTTTTTTTACTTCTTCCCCGTCTTTCTTAACAAAAGCACCGGTTCCTTCCAATCCACCGCCGATAATATATTTAACTTTCCCGTTAATTATGGCACGATGTCTTCCGCATTTGTTATATTGATATAAAAGATATTCAGGATAATCGTTGAACTCACCAAAGAGAATGTATTCTTTATTGTTTACAATCTTTTCTTTTGGTGGTTTACTATCAGCGAACTTCAACACCATTATTCCTGGAGCAGGATTATCGGTTGATTTGAGTTCTCCGTTAGCGACTTGTAATATCTCTTTCTGTTCAGCCATTATAAGTTTTGTATGAAGTTGGTTCTTCGTATTTTTCAAATTCAAATTCAGTTGCCACGGTTCTGTTCAATAACATCTTTCCTTGTTCAAGTAACCCTGTTGCATTGTCTGGATCAATATTGTCTTCGCTCAATTGTTCGTACACCGAATACAACCACTCTCCTGGTGGTTTGTTCAAAAATAAAACTGATGTATTGAATGTGAATTTATTGTAACGCTCAGGATAATCGCTCTCATCTTCGCTATTCAGTTTTACAAACGCAACCGTCGTCTTCGTAAGGGTATGGACGAAAATAAATAAATAATTTGGTTCGTTCAAACTTTTTAATTCTGTCAACGTTACCACCACTTCGTCAGCCGTATTTCCTAATCTTAATTCCAACATAAAATTAAAAAACCCGATCTTTTTTAATCGGGTTCTTGTGTATCGTTGTACCCGTTCGGGCGGGTGTTAATCCACTATCCAGGTGTTTCCAAAGTTGCAAGTAAACTGTATGTAACTTCCGGAGCCAGTTGTTGTTCCTTACCATTAAACGGCAATGTGTAACCGTTACGATCAGCCCATGCAACACCGGTTTCACTTGTCCCGGTTAATAACTGCACACCCTGATCTTTTCCGTACAAGAACGATCTTGTTTCACCGGCGCTGTTAAGTTGGTTTTCTACAGCAATAATCATGAGGAAGTTCTTTGCCAACAACATAATTTCGTTTCTTACACTGGCCTGTCTCTTGTTAAGAATTATATTCACGGTCTGGTCATAATATATTGTACCGTTTTGTTCGTTGCCAACTATGCTTTCTGTTGCAGAACTTGTCTCACGGACTAAGGAATATTTCCAGAATCGCTTCCCTGGTGCTTTTGTAATTGCTGTAACCATTCCGCTAACTTCTGTCACAGCGGTGACGTTCGCCTTTTCAATGATGTACACTTCTTTTATACCACCAATGCCGTCCCGGCAATCCAGGTTGAAGCCTTGTGTCAGTGCACAATCACGTTGAAATATCGGAGTGAAATCTATTCTCATTGTATAGATTAGGGGAGGATTTCTCCTCCCTTGTTATTAAACTAATTTGAACGAAACGATCTCATCAGGGAAGGCCACGTTGATGCCGTCTTTAAACTCGGCAACGAAACGGATTTCATCGGCTTCTTTTGCGAAGAAGATTTCCCAACGCTCTTCTTCGTTCTCCAAGTCAGTTCCCATGAAGATGTTCGACATCCGGATGGTGAACAAACGGTTTGTTCCGTCCAGGCCGTGAACCGCTGTGAGTTTGTAATTTGTTCCAGGAATAATCACTTCACCGTTCTCCATACCAACTTCGCTGCCCGAAGGTTTGAAGTGGAACAGGTTGAGGTCAGTATAAGCGGAAATGAATTTGTTGAATGTATCCCATCCGCAGAAGATACGGATATCGCTTTTACCCTGGATGTTTGCCGGCATTGCCAACCACATTCCAGAAACGATACCTTTTACATTAGAAGTGGTAATGCCAGTTGCGGTTGTTATTCCGGTTGGGTTACCATTGGCTGCTGTTGCGGCAGCGTCGATCAACTTTATTAATCCGTCAAATTTGTTCAGGTTCGCATTCACACTTGCGGTGTCGCCCTGCCAGAAAGCAACTTCAAGTTGCTCGGCGATCTTTCCGGCTTTTTGCATAGTGTACTGCTCTTCAAATGGAATACTGTCGTAGCGACTTCCGAGTTGAAGTGCCTTCTGCGTGTACTTTGCTTCCAACGCTTTTGGACACAACGCCTCATTCACTTTTATTTTACCAACCGTAACTGTACGTTGGGTGAACGTGGTCGTACCACTTGAAAGGAAACCGCATGTTCCACCGGTCTGGAACGTTGCGTCAGTGTCCAGAATATTGATCTTCTCGGAACTCTTAACACCAGTCATGATGTTACCTTCCTTTTGGATCAACTCCTGGGTCTTGCTTCCGAACAATGATTTCATAACGAGCAACTGCTCATTTTCTTTTGTGTAGTCGGTTAATGCCGCAACATTGTATGCCATCTTAAATTTATTTTAATTGTTATGTTATGCGATCTTTAATTGTTTTTCTTTTTCTTGTAGCTTCTGCATTGCCTCAGACATCTTCTTGAAATACTCGTTCTTGCCCTCAACTTTGCTGAAGCTGAATTTCTTTTTAGCCGGATCAACAGGAACATCATCCGCAGGTGCGCCAACCAGTTGCTCCATCAAGGAATACATCTCTTTCAACATTTTACTTTGTTGAGTGATTGTTGCCTGTGCGCCAGCCAATCCGTCCGTGTAAACCTTTATGGCAGCTTCGCGGGCCGCTTTCTCTTGTTGTTCACGAATCTGCCATCCGAAGGTATATTCCATCAACGCTTTCAACATTGTATTCAATCCGGCCGCATCAACTGTGCCTTCTGCAAATTTTGCATATGCTTTTGTGATACCTTCCGGAGTTGTCATATCAATTGGGGCTTCTTCAACTTTCTTTGGAGTGATTGCCGTGATTGTTCCATTTTCACCAACCGTAACAACATCACCGTTCTCCATTGTTTGCGCACCGGCCACTACAAAAGCGTCGCCAACTTTCATAACACCACCAACCTCATATTTATCAACAACAACATCAGTACCATCTGCAAGTTTAACTGTTACCGGCGCAACGGGTGCCGGTGCAGGAGCAGGAGTTTCTTCAAACATGAGTTTGATCTTATCGAGAAGTGATTTTGCTTTAGACATTTTCTATGCTTTTTAAAATTTGCTTAATTTGTTCAACTGCAACTTCCGGTGTCATCTTACGCATTTGCATCGGAACCTGATTGAAAATTCCTTCTACGCTAAACCCTTTGAATTCACCAGCTTTTATTTTATCCCAAAGTTCTTGATTGTCAACCTTTGCTGAAATAAACCATGAACCATCTTTTGCGTCTTCGAAACCCTTCATCGGCTTGATACCACGGGCTTCGTCAGTAATAAATGATTCAAAGATTGTAACATCGCTGGTCTTCTTTTCGGCATCGTGCATCAAGTTGAAGTTCTTGATAAAACCTTTCTTAAAAAACTTCTGAACGATGGAAGAGATTGATGCCTTATCGAAGGTGGTATAATATTCACCTAGGTTATCGTCTTTCCGGTAAATAAGCATATCAGCCAACATGGCCGGGCCGCTTACAATTTTCTTTTCGTCGTCAAGATTAAACCGGAGCTGACTTTTGAAGGCCATGAAGTTCTTTTCGATGGCTGGCTTGTCAACCAAAGCCATGAACTCAACCTGAAGAGGGCTGTCCACATCGTCGTCAATAACACACTTGTAAATTGGGAGGTTCACAAAAGTAAATAGCGGTCGGACAATTTCGTTTGCTTTTACCTCTGGTGGAGAGACCTACCCGCCGATCCGTGCGGCCCGGTTCAGGCGACGCACCCGTTCTTGATTATTTGATACATCGCTTTCAAGTACAAATGCTCTTACCGCAGCGTTGCCTTGATTGCCAACGGCTGCTTGGTCAATCGTGGTACTTGTTTGTTGCGGGGCTGGTGGTGCCAACGGGGCTGGCGGGGAAATTGACCCGCCGCCACCTCCACCACCACCTGGCACCTGAACCTTTACAATATTTTTTATAGCTGTGATACCGCTGGCTATAATGGTGGCTACGTTTGCTATCTTTGAGATTGTTCCAAAGGGTTCGGGGAGAACGCTCTTTGCCCTTAGAACTTCTGTAACACCTGTCCAGGTATTAATTGTTGCTTGTGCAATGGCTAAGGCTTTTCCCGCTGCGGTTTGTTTACCCACAAGTTCACTTAATGCACCAAGTGCGCCACCAACGGCATTAGCTGCTTCTATCCTGCCTTTCGCTTCTTGCTCGGCAGAGTATTGCCTTTGAAGTGCGTTGGCTTTTTCTATTTCGGTTCTTAAGTTATCTTCATTAATCAACCTCTCGTTTAATCCTTTGTTGACTTGAAGAATAAGATCAGCTTTTTGTTGTTCGGCCAATACCGCTGGATCATCTTGTGGATCGATTTCAATTTTGCGAAGCCTTTCAAATTCTGGGTCAGCATTTTTTGCTTCTTCTTTTGCGATGTCTCTTAATCTGAGTTGGAACCCTGCGCGCTCGTTCTTTAACTTTGCTATCTGATTCTGAAGCTCTTCAACCGCTGCATCGCCTTCTTCTTTTACTTCTTTTGGATCGAAGAAGAAGCTAGCTATTTCTTTATTCGCCGCTTCTGTTGACGCTTTAACTTTATCCAATGCGCCTTTTGTTATTCCCAAGAAATCTGAAACCTTTGCCGCACTTTCCAAAACAAATCTCACCGGCTTTGTTATAAATTCTATAATTCCTTTTAAGATTTCATGATTTCGTTTGGCTGCAGCAACTTGTCCTTTCTCCAATTCAATTTGTGCTTGGAGTTGTTGTTCACGGGCTGCGATAACTTCATCTGTCTGAGCTATCTTAAGATTTAATATTTGTTTCTCCGTTTTCCCTTGCAGTTTTAATATGTTGTCTTGTTCCGACAAGGCACTTAACTTCTTTTCTTCTTGTTCAGCAGCTTTCTTAGAACTTTCGGCCAAGTCTTTTGTTTTCTTATCGATGCCGTTAATTTTATCACTAATCTTATCGAAGTTTGCTATCAACACCCCAAGAGCCACAACCAATGCGCCTATTCCGGTGCTTATTATTGCACCTTTTAAAGTTGAGAATGCTTTTACAACTTGATTTCCTATAACAGCAGCCATATTCTTGAACCCCTGAACGCTTTCGCGGACAGCATCCAATCCTTGCGTCAAAGCCAGAGCCGACTGAACTTTCAGTAATTGTTTTTGCACGTTCTCGCTCTCCACCCCAATTAAACCCATTACCCCTTGTAAGGCAGAGAACCCCCCGACGACACCTTGAACGGCCTGCCCAAAGGCAGCGAATTTTCTATCCGGATTAAAAGCAGCCACCAACGAATTTGCGTCTCCGATGTTATCGCGAAGTTCAGCAACTCTCTTTGCCGCTGCCTGTGCTTGTACCGAAGTTGTACCAAACTTTTCTGACGTGGCGACTAACTCTTGCTGGGCTTCCCTCAACTGCTTTTTAAAGGAACCCATACTTTGGTCGGCTTGTTTTGTGTCAAGCGATAACGATGCGGATATTATTTTGTCTGCCATTGTGTTATGGTAAAACCGTTGTTGTTATTGAATCAAAAATGTAAAATGCTGACCAATTAATGCTCTTTGCTGCTTCGCCTGTAACTTTTACTTGTAAAAGATCGTCGCCAACGTCCAAGGCAAAATCAGCGGTTGTGAAACCTTCTCTGTTAACAGCAACAATGTCAACCGTTGCAAGTAACGTTACATCTCCAGCCACCGACTTCCAATGAAACATCTTAGCCCCAACAATGCCTTCCGTCCCATCATCCTTTGATCCGTTAATAAAAACCGTAAGATATCCGCGAGCGTATTCTTCAGGAACAATCTCCAGTATTTTAGTAGGTGTTGCATCAGTAGTTTGTACTTCACCGGAAAGAGAACCCAACCGGCCTTCTGAATAACCAAAATATGGTGGTATGCGTTGCATTAATATGTTA